GAAACCCCAAAGACGAATATGGCACCGCGATGTATATGTCCGAAGACGAAAAACTCATTTCCTTCTTGAATGTCTATTTTGTGTTCCGAAAAACCCGCACAGTCAATACCGCGAAAATCACACAATTGTTTGATCAAGAAGAACAGCGATTCGACGACCAATTCGACGATGAAGAAGATATTCCTGGAAGTATCGAGAGTATTGCCAAACGTACGAAAAAATACTTGGCGAAAACCGGAATTCGAGATACCACTATACCGATTGTATCGGAAACTCTCGAAACAGTAGAAACAAAAGAACAATTTATACGCAAACTTGATTTACCGAAAATGATTATTGCCAACTACGAACCACCAAAAGACACGGTATCTGTGTTGGAAGAATCGGACATGCCTCCTCCACCCATCGAGTATGATATGTTGCCCGAAACATCTAGACCCACCATTGTGCGAGGTGAAATCAAAAAAATGATTCGTGTTCCCAAACAAAAAATCACGATAAAACAATAAACAAAAACGTTATACCATACCTACCATGATATAAAATACATGATACGTACCCAAAAAAAAGTATATGAATATTGTTTTTGGTATAAAAACAATATACTACGTCCAGAGGACTCCGTAAATAGTTTGAAATCCTACGAACTACGTTCTCCGGATTTCTTCACAATATCCGAAAAACAAAAAAGAACCAACTTGTGGCGTTGGCCTTTTTTGTTTTCGGTTGGTTTATATTTTTCGTTTGTTTTGTTTATATTTTCAGTTGGTTTCGGGTTGTTTTTGTTTTTGGTTGTTTTTGATTTCGGTTGATTTATGATTTCCAGTTTTTGCCACAATCCAAACACGTCACAAACACAGTAGCCGGTTCATCCGCACTACGTGTTTGTAATTCATAATAGGTACATTTCTTGGATTTACACTTTTTACATGTGAACATATCGGTAGATGCTTCGATATTGTTGGTACATTTCGAGGCATCGCGTTTTTTCTTTCGGTCGATTAATTCACGCCAACGAACTGGATTGAATTCTTGATGAGTCATAAACGCAACGGTTTGTGCGGGCGTCTCGCCGGATTGGATTTGTTGTAATAAATCGGGATTTTTCAGATTGATATAGACACTTCGCATTCTGTCTAAATAGAGTTGCGTGAATGCCGGATTTTCCCATTTCTTTACGATTTTGCGGAAATTGGATTCTTGAATGGTATAATTAAATACCCCTTTTTCCATATTGGTAGCATGTTTTAAGGCAACTTCGGCGTCATCCAACATTACAACGGCTTGTAATTTCGAGCGAATGTTTTCGCGGAAAGATTCGGGATTTTGAATAGAAACGGACATGGTTCAGATAATTTCGAGATTGGTGATATTGAATTATAATACATACTCTTTATTATGATTCAATTTTGTGTGTTTTTATTGGGTGCGGTTTTATAAATATTCTTCTTCTTGTAGTTCATTGGTACATCCTAAATACGTATCATTTTCCGCGGGTTCCAATATCATCTTGACATTTTCTTCCGGATGAATCACCGGCGCGGTATTGGTTTTAGATGTAGTATTGGATTTCGTTGTAGTATTTGTTTTCGTTGTGGTTTTTTTCGTTACTGATTTAGCAGGTGGTTTTTTCGCAACAACGCGATATTCTTCTTCGCTCGAAACATCCGAATTATCGAGTTCTTCATCGTCGTCAACTACAAATCCGTCCTTCACGTATCCGGCTTTTGTACGAGGAGCATCAACAGAGGATTCTTCCTCCTCGTCATCTTCCGAATCATTGGATCCAATATCTTCGAATCCGCCAAACAAATGTTCATAAATCGATTCCCATTCACCGGGAGTCAAACTGACAACTTCGTCTTTTTTACGATGAATGAGTACACACGCACCGAAAAATAGGGTACTATCGACGGGTGGAGGAAAATCGTATTTGTTTTCTTGCCCGGCACGTCCGGTAGTTTTTCCGTATAATTCGATGCTATAGGATTTCGACGAAAGTTCCACGTTCCAAACCGCATGTCGCGCAAACCCTTCTTTGGATTTAAACCCGGCTTTCTTGAACAATTCCTCTTCGGAAAAGACCTTAATATTATGTGATTTAATCGATGCGTTTTTTTCAACAATCAAAACCGAAGGCATATTTAGTATAAATATCGAGAGTATCAAACAATGGATAGTATACAATAGGATCAAGTGTTTATATTGTTTATCGAGAGTTGTATGATGATAATGGCAATATTTATATGTCTAATATATAGAATGCCTGTGAAACGAATGAAAAAGCAAAGCAAAAAGCGAGGTGGAGGAATGCTCGATTTTTTGTTTACTGGTAGAAAAGAAGAGTCTCAACAAGCACCTGCTCCTGCGCCAGAATCAGCGCCAGCACCTGCGCCCGCTCCTGCTGTAGTTGAACCTCTTGCTGTACCCGAAGTCAAGGAAGCACCCTCAGGTGAACAAGTCCAAGCAGTTAGCGCTGAATCCGGCGAACCTCCCAAACCCAATACCGAAGAAGTTCGTAAACCAGAGGGTGTAGAAGAGCCTGTAGTTGCTAAAAAATCATCATGGTGGCCATTTAGTGGTGGAAAATCCAGACGCAAGCGTTCAGTCAAAGGCTCTGCTAAAAAGCGTTCAGCCAAAGGTGGAAAGCGTTCAACCAAAGGCGCAAAAGGCTCTGCCAAACGTTGTAGTAAAAAAAACTGCAAATCCCGTAAACATAAACACTAAATCATGTGTATATCTTCACGTATAAGATAATGCCGTAAAAATAGATAAAAAAATACGCGATATACTATAAAAATGTGGTCGTTTATTATTCAAAACATTGTATTGTCTATTTTAGTGGTATTGTTGGCACAATATTTATGGGATTATTTTAAACCAACCAATTACTCTCGAAAAACGAGAGATATCGTCGACTTTCAAACCAAAAAATATCGAGAGATGCTAAAAGATATTCAAGAATCCCAACCCGCGATTCACGAAGACGAATATATTAGTGCGGAAGAAAAAGACCGAATGGTTTCCGAATTATTATCCTTTATTGAAGTCGGTGAAAAATAGATGTTGGAAAACGCTTATATATTTAGGGAAAAATATATAAAAACAACTCTTGATAATAAAGAAACCGTTCAACGAATATCATATATCCCAAAAAATGGAACTCTCATCAACTCAACTTCATACTTTATTGAAACGTTTTCCTTCTTTCGAACTTTCCTATGAAACAATTACGCATAAGAAAGTTTCTACTATATCTTACGAATTGTGTTTAGCGGTACCAGCCGGTCGTAAATATTTCCTATGGTTCACCTTTTATCGGAATCACGACGTGTGTTATTTAATGGAACTAAACAAAGAGAAACGAATTGTGAAAGCGACACTCGTTACGACACCTTTTTCACACGACTGTTCGATTGGCACTATCTTATACGGCACACTGGTGAAAGAAGACGGTATCGACCCGTTCTTCGTCGTGGAAGATTTGTATTATTACAAAGGTATCGCGCTAAAACAACAACCGTTTTATGACCGCCTGTGTTTCCTAAAACAAATGTTCGAACAAGACAAAACGTCGACTTCGCCCTTGACAGGTGTAGATGATGAATTGACCGTTTTATTGCCGTATTTTTGGATGGCGAAACCGAGTCCGGATAGACGCGAAATCATACTGTCGTCGATTTTACCCGAACCTATTTCGTCGAAAATCGCATACACGGTTCATCATATTCAATACCGCGATTTATATCATATTCGACCCTATTTGAATGTGAATGTGGGATTGAAAGAAACGATTGTTCCGGAACCATCCATCAAATTACTCTCGAATATCGGGAGTTTCGTATCGAATTATGTTCCCGATCACCGAAAACCGCAATACAAATACCCCACTATTTTCCGTGTCATGGCGGATTTACAATATGACATTTATCATTTGTATGCGTGTGGTCCGAATTGCGCGTTTGTATATTACGATGTAGCATACATTCCCAATTATCGGAAAAGTGTTTTTATGAATGGATTATTTAGGAATATTCGAGAGAATCGTAATTTGGATTATATCGAAGAAAGCGATGACGAAGACGAATTCGAGAATATGCACGAAGACAAATACGTAGATTTAACCAAAGAATTGTGGATGGAGTGTTCGTTCCATACGAAATTCAAACGATGGGTTCCTATTCGAGTTATGGGAAAACACGAAAAAGTCGTACATATTCACAAACTCGCAAATGGGTAACCCGGCTGTTTGTACGAAAAACACCGTATTATATATACGATAATGTCGTCTGTGAATAGTCCCACTACCCTTTTAACAGCACCTTTTCATAGAGATTTAGGTGGAAATACCGCCAACTACGAATCCAGCCAAAAACCAATGGCGGGTGGAAGAAAGTCAAACAAGAAGCGTAAAACCACGAAGCGTAAAGCAACAAAACGTAAGACCACCAAACGTAGAACCACAAAGAGTTGGTTTGGATTGTTATAATCTATTTGCGAAGAAATCCGGAGAACGGCGAAACGCCAGTGCCGTCGTAGGATTTCTAGCTATTTACGGAGTCCTATGGACGTAGTAAATTGTCTCCCTGATCATATGTAAGAAAATCCGTCAGTCGTTTACTCAAAACAACTGTATCCGCGATTCCACCCCGCACATTTTCAATTCCTTTTTTTCGAATCCAATACAACAATTGACGATGAAGATCTTCGTCATCTCCGGGTAATTTCGATATGACACATAGTGGTTTATGTAATTGTAGCCATTCGTGCGGATATTCGGCAAAAAATGCTACTACATCCGTCATCGTGTATGAATCCGGCAAATAAACACATAAATAGTCTACGTCCAATTCACGCCCATATTTGTGCGAGGTAGTGTTTATTAGAAAGTATTTGGAGTTTTCTAACTCCAACACATAGACCGAATCCATAATATATTATTGATATATTGTTTGTGAAGTATTCCGGACGCAACGCGGAAGGAATACAAACTATTTACGGAGTCCATAAGCCCATAAGCCCATAAGGGCGATAGGGCGATAGGACGTAAACTCCTACGAACTTCGTTCTCCGGAGTTTCCTTGTATTCCTTCGACTCCGTCTCCGGAATACTTCG